AATCGCGCCCGTCAATCCCGCCTGCGTCATGTTCGGGACTGCCTGGAATCCGGCATTGTTCGCGGCCTGTTTGATGATCCGGAAGTGGCCGAACACGGTGCCGCTCGCGCCGCCGCCGACGACGTACATCTCCACCGTCAAGATCATGGAGTCCACGACGGCCGTCTGCGCAGCCATAGCCGTGGTCCACACCGTCGTGCCAGTGACAAATCTCGCGGTGTCCGCAGTGGAACCGTTCGTGCCGAATAGCACTTCAAGAACCGGCACGGCCGTCGAGGCGTTGGTCTTGGTGACGTAGCATTCCCACTTTAGCTTGACCCCGGCAACAAGCGCGCCCGCCGCGACGACGATGTTGCTGTTGGTCCAATACACCCGCGTCGTCGCGATGGACTGCGCTGGCGCGTAGTACGACCGCACGATGGTCGGCCCGCCCGTCTGCTTGCGAATGCCCGTCGAACTGTAGATGGCCCATCCGCCGGAGTCGGACCACTCCGCGGCCTCGCCCGCGCCGAGCGTGATCGCCGGACCCCACTGCGTGGTCGCGTCGTAGGTCGTGCCGCCTTTCGATAGGTAGAACGTCACGACCCGCGCCGTCGCGCCAGGGTTGCTGATGTGGATGCTGCTGACGATGTAGTCGTGGCCCGAGGCCGGCGCCAGTTTCGACACCGCCGACGCCGTGATCGTGCCGGACGTGAAGACGACGTAGGCATCCGTCGACCCACTGATCGTGCGGTCGTCCCCGGTGATGCAGCAGACGACATCCGTCCCCGTCCCCTGCTTGACGGCGAAGTTGTCTGTGGCGGTGAGGGTAAACGGCATATGTCAGCAGTAAAGCAAACCGGAAATCCAATTTGAATCACGGCGAACATCGCTAACGCGCACCCCCGGCGGGTCTTTGTGGTCGAGAGTCCACAATTCAAGATTCTCTGGGCGATTGTCGTCGCGGATTCCATTGCGATGATGTACGCGCTCGCGTTTGGAAAGGAATCTGCCAAGCGTTTGTTCCATGACGAGCCGATGCTCCAATATCCAGCCAGTCGAATGAGCTAGGGGATGGTTCTCTGGCGCGCGCACGCGCCAATATCCCGTCCCGTCCTTGTATCTGCCCTTGGCATTTTCGCTATTGCGTTTTGCCGTTCCGCAACCCTTCGAACAGAACGCCCCCGTCCGGTCGGGGCGATGTGCGAATACAGCGCCGCACTTTCCGCACTTAGCCTCTATCAAATTGCTCCGATATTTGTCGTCTTTGCTCATCAGAGGCGGAAGATTTTGTTGGTGCCCGCGTCCCAGGTGATGTTGACGGTTTGCGATGCGGACGGCGTGAACGGCAGGCCGGCCGACGGCGTGTCGATATAGGCGATCAGGCGCGCGGTGCCGTCGGCGCCGGTGTGCTTGAAGATAACCAGCGAGGCGCAGGCGACCGCCGACGTGGCGGTGAGTGACGTCGCGGCGGCATTGGCGACGCCATTGGTCACGGTCTTGCTGCCGAGCGCGGCGCTGCGACCGTTGTCGACGGCGCCCAGGTCGGTGATGAACTTGTGCGCGGCACTGTAGACGTACGTCGACTTGACGAGCATCACGCGGATGTCGTCGGTGTCCCAGTCGATGCTGCCGTCGAGGAAGCCTTCGCGACCCGGATCGAACAGGGCATTAGCCATCGGTTTCCTCGACAGTCTTCGGCAGTCCGTCCGTGGTCCACTCCGTCACCTTGCGGACCCGCTTGCGGCGCTTCGGCTCCTGAAGCTTGACCTCGATGGCCGGCGTGACGCGGACCTGCGCAGGCTCGACGTTGACCGTCGGCGAAGCCACGTTCACGACCGGAGCCTCGGCAGCGGCCACGTTCACGATCGGCGCTTCCGGTGCGGCGACGTTGACGACCGTGGCCGGGACGCGCACCTCTGCCGCCGCCACGTTCACGATCGGCGCCGGAACGGTGATCTGCGCCGGCTCCACGTTGACCACGGGCGCCCCGACCGTCACCGCCGCCGGTGCCACGTTGACGACGGCTGCAGGATGCTCGGCGATGGCCCGCGCAATGTTGGCTATGGCCTCGGCAGTCGAGTCCTGAATGCCGCGATGCTCGCCGCGCACTTCGGCGGCGATGATGGCGTCCGTCAGTTGCCGGCCGATCTCCGCGATGCGCGCCTGGCGCGCGGCCTGGTCTTCCGGGTCGTCTTCCGCCGCCGGGGCCGCGATCGGTGCGGGTTCGGCAGGCTCCACCGGCTCGACGACCGTGGTGTCGACCTCTATGTCCGCGGCCTCGAAGAGTTCGAGTTCGCGCTTGCGCTCGGTAATGATGTCCTCGATGTCCAGGCCGTCGGCGGTATTGGCGATGACTCTGGACACGGTAGTGAAACCTGCCATGACACTGGCTTTTGCAGCTTCGACTTCCTTTGTCGGGTCAATCCAGCTCCATCCGCGCGGTTTGAACAGCACGGCCCGAAACTTGTCCGGATCGCCGGCATAGGCGCCGCGGTCGATTTCGGATATCGCCCCGGCCATGACGGCCTGCTCGAGCCATTCGCGATGCAGCGGTTGCCGGAATGACCGGATAAACCATTGCTGCAGCATCCGCCAGACGTCACGATCGTCCAGCAGGCTCAGTCGACTCGAGCTGTAGTTGGACTGGCTGTAATCGCGCGACAGCGATTCATAACTGACCGACAGGCCCGCCGCGACCTCGCGCAGCATATAGCGGAGGAACGGGTCCAGCGCCGAGTTCGGCCGGTTCGGCGAATAGCCCTGGAACTCTTCGCCCGGCCCGAGCTTCGGGATCGTCCCCGGCGCCAGTTCCATCTGCTCGGTGCCGTCGGCCTGCGGTTCCCCGACCGGACCGTCCATGTCCTCGGTCTTGATGAAGCCCATGTAGGACGCCGCCCCGCGCGCCGCGATTATTTCGGCCTCGGTGTAACCGTCCATGTCGTTCAGTTTTCTGGCGACGGCGTGAAGCCACGGCTCGCCCCGCGTTTGCGGCCAGCGATCGATGATGCGCAGGTGAATGATTTCCGACGCCGGAACGCGCACCAGTTGCTCGCTGGTCGCCCCGCGGAATGAGATCTCGGACGGGTGACGCTCCCGCAGCCAGTAGGACTGCGCGCGGCCGAAGCGGTCGACCTCGATGCCCATGCGGATCTCAGTGCCGCGACTGGCGGCGTCGAGCTGCGGCAACTGGTAGTCGTCGGCGATGCGCTCGGACTCGATGACCTCCAGCGCGATCGGGACACGCGAGTCGCCGAACTTTCGGTAATGCTTGCGTACCAGGACTTCGCCGGCCTCGAAGACCTGGCCCATCATCATCCGCTCGATGTCGGCGAAATGGACCGCGCCGCCGGTGTGGCAGGCGTTCGCTCGCGCCCAATCCTTCCATTCGCGCTCGACGGCGTCGTTGATCCGGGTCGCCAGCTCTCCGCGCGTCGTGACGACCTGCGCCTGCATCCCGATGCCGGACCCGACGACGTTGTTCTGCACGATCACCCGCGCCCGTTTGGCGTAGGCGGCATCGCGGACGAGCGCGCGCGAGCGGGACCGGAGCGATGTCAGGCTGGAGTGCAGCTCCGTGTCCGCGCTGCCGTTGGTAGTGGCCCAGCCGGCGGTCAGGCGCGAGGCGCGCGCGGCGGCGTACATACGCTGCCCGGCCTGCTTCGGCCACAAGGCGCGCGCGAGGCGACGGCGGACGGACTCAAGCACGGCCAAAGCGCACCATCACATTGCGCGGGTTCGGCAATCCCTGCGCCATTTTCGCGGCCGCATCCTCGCGCCATACTTCCGCCTTGTAACGGCTGCGCATGGCAATGACGTCCGCGCGATCGGCGTACTTCATGCGCCGACCTGCGATCTCGTATTCGGCAATGTGACTACCCGAGGTCGCCCAGCCTTCCAGCGCCGTCTCGATCTGCGCCAGCACCTTGCGTGCGTGGCTGCGCGGGTCATATCCCTGCGCGGTCGTGGACGGGTCGTCGACCAGCTCGAGGAACGGCGTGAGCGGGTCAAGGGTTTGCCGAGCGCCGGTCTTTTCCACCCAGCGCGCCCAGGAGTACATCCCCGGTGCCCAGGTTGCCGTCAATCCGGGAGCTGCCTGCACCCGGTAGTCGGTGACGTTGTACGTCGTCGCCGTCAGTTCGACCGGCGCCTGCGTCGGCGTCGAAAACTGGGGGATCAGCCGATACTTGAGGGTCCAGCCGTCCGAGGCGGGATAGTCCGCGACGACGTCCGTGAAATCTAGCGTATCCCCCGCGACGAGCTTTTCCAGTCCCATGCCGCGATTGTCGCGGTCGAGCTTGGCGTGAATCTAGGCAAAAACCGCTACATCAGCCGATGCGGCGCGGCTTGCCGGACGGGTTGTTGCCGATGCGGGTGCGCGAGTCCGAAACCGGCGACAGGCCGATGCGGTCTGGTGTGGCGAGAACCGTCTTCTCGAGCTGCGGGTCGCCGAAGACTCCGGCGACGTACCACAGGGCCGCGCCGGTGATCGTGGAGCCGGGACCGACCAGCGCGCCGTCCGTGGCGTGGTTGACCGAGCCGGAGACGTTGTGCGCGGCCGAACCGGTGATGTGCGCGCCGGCGCCGACCAGTATGCCGTCCG